CCCCAAGCGGCACATATCGCCTTGAGGTTTCTGGAACAGCCGCCGCGACCGACTTCAACAGCACCTCAGACCGCAACAAGAAAACCAACATCACCACGATTGAGTCGGCGGTGGAAAAGGTTAAGCGTCTGCGCGGTGTTGAATTCGACTGGATCGCTGATGGCAAACATTGCATCGGCGTAATCGCGCAGGAAGTCGAGGAAGTTATCCCGTCGGCCGTTCAAGGCGACGAGGGGAACAAAACCGTCAGCTACGGCAACTTGGTTGGCCTCTTGATCCAGGCCATTAAGGAGCAGCAGACGGTCATCGACAAGCTCAGGTCAAAGATTGATTCACTTGCCGAGTAAGGAGATACGAAGATGGCAATCAAAATCGGCGGCACAACCGTCATCGACGACAGTCGCAACCTAACGAATCTGGGGAGCGCGATTACTGCTGCTCAGGGTGGCACTGGCCTAACGTCGCCTGGCACTGCGGGCAACGTGCTGACTAGCAACGGCACGACCTGGACGAGTGCTGCGGCTCCGGCGTCTGCGGGCGCGATTACAGCGACTGCGTCTGGTGCGATCAGTGCGGGCAATCCTGTCGTCATCAATTCAGACGGGACAGTGAGCAGTGCCGCCGCTACTTACACGAGCAGTTTGTCCAATCTTGGCAATAACTCCAGTTCATATGCTCCGGCCGGAACAGTAATTCAGCAATCGGCAACATATGACCCAAAGGGGTTTGTGGTTCTTTTTTATGGTAACTCCATTGGTTATCCAATGGTTGTGGTCGGCACCCCTAGTGGATCAACTATCACTTGGGGTACACCGACAGTGGTCTATTCGTATGGGAATGTTTCTCCAAACAGGTTATCTACTAGTGTTTACGCGTCTACAGCAGACGCGCACATGTATTTTACAAATAGTACTAGCGGTGAGTTTTTCTATCACTCTGTCAGGATTAGCTCTACTGGCGCGATTAACGTTATTCAGCCAGGAAATAGTATATCTGCCGGCAACAATTACTGGTTGCCAAACAGGCAGGTGGGGTCGTTTCTGTACGACCCCACAAACAACAGACTGGCGTATGTTTTTCCCGATGCCAATCTTGCTTACACGTACGCAGTCGGTGGGTACTGCGATACTTCAGGTTATTTTTATAACCAGTACGCGACAATAATTGATAGCGCGGGGATGGCGAATGGTCCAACCGCCTCCTATTTCGATACGTCAATTGCGCGCGGCCTAATATTTTGGGAAAACAACCTAAATAAATTATGGGTACGCACCGCAGTCCTCAACAATTCATCCATAACTCTTGGTTCACCGGTTCAAGTAACGACCGCATTTAACAACAACGACTACCCAATCGCAATCGGTAAAGAGGCGGGCGGTAGCGGGTATCTGTTGGCGTACATTAATGGCGGGTCGACTTATACAGCGCGATACGCAACAGTCTCAGGATCTACAGTCACATTAGGTAGCACGGGCGGATCGTGGGGGTTGGCTTCTTACCAAGCAGCATATTTGCCCTACGGGCCTCGTGCGTTGTTTTTCAGCGGTTCCACCTCTGTTAGCGTAACCGTTTCTGGCGGCGTTCCATCAGCTACAAGCTATGGAAACCTTGGGTCGAACAACAGTTTCCAATATTGGCTGCTGGATTCCACAAACTTGCGGTTGATGCAGATTTACCAATCGACATCAAACGTGACTGGGTACGCCGTTGGAAGTGGGGCGTCGTCCAATTTAACATCGTCTAACCTGATTGGTTTTTCGTCTGCCTCATACTCTAACGGTCAGACTGCGACGATAAACACAGTCGGTTCTTCAAACAGTAACCAGAGCGGCATGGCCGCCGGGACTAAGTACTACGTAACAATCGCGGGAGCGTTATCGTCAACAGCGACAACACAGCCATATGCGGGCGTCGCGTTGAGTGCAACTAAGATTTTGATAAAGGGGTAAGCATGAAGACTATCGTCCGCAAGCAAACAAATGTGTCCCTGTATCTTCTGCCAGACAACATGGCAGTAAAGGTTGGCGACTCCATGACGCAGGTGGGTGACCCGGCGGAATTTATGATTGCTGATTGCAACGCAAGCAACTGCGTTGTGCATGAAAACGTACCAGACCCCGGCGACTGGTCTGGGTGGAAGTACCTGTTCGACGGCACCACTTGGACGCCCAACCCTGATTGGGTTGACCCCGCCGCATCCGAGGTTCTCGATAGCGTGCGGTAGCCCAAATTGCCGACCTAACTGATGGGAAAATAGCACCGAGATGAGGAGATCGCAGTGTCAACCGAGCACCACGCAACACTTGACGCCACCCTGGCGGCCGCGGGCAGCAAAGCGACCTACACGGGCGCAAGTACAAGCGTCGTTGCTTGGATGCTGTCCTCTGAGTTCGGCATGCTGGCCGGTATAGCCCTTGGCGTCGGCGGCCTGATCGTCAACTGGTTCTACAAGCACAAAGAGGACAAGCGACGCCAGGCCGAGCACGACAAGCGAATGCGGGGCGACTGATGGACCGCGTGAAGCTCGCCGGCCTAGCACTAAGTGCTACAGCACTAGTCGGCATTGCGCTTCACGAGGGCTACAGCGACCGGGCAATCATCCCGGTCCCGGGTGACGTTCCGACGATCGGATTCGGCACCACCGAGGGCGTCAGGCCCGGCGACACGATCACACCTCCCAAGGCCCTGGCCAGGGCCCTGCAGGACGTCCAGAAGTTTGAGGGTGCACTCAAGCGCTGCGTCAAGGTGCCGCTGCACCAGCATGAGTACGACGCCTACATCAGCCTGTCCTACAACATCGGCCAGACCGCGTTCTGCGGCAGCACCCTGGTCAGGAAGCTCAACGCCGAGGACTACGCCGGCGCCTGCGCGGAGATTCTGCGCTGGGACAAATTCAAGGGCCAACCACTACGGGGCCTGACGATCAGGCGGCAGCAGGAGTACCGACTATGTACATCCGGCTCGTGATCGTGGCCATCGTGGCGGTCGTCCTGGCCGGCACGCACTGGAAGGCCTACACCAACGGCAAGAAGGCCGTGCGGGCTGAGTACCAGGCCAAGGAGCTGGCCGCGGAGAAGGCCGCCCGCGAGCGCGAGCAGGAGCTGGTGGCCGAGCGCAAGAAGCTGGAGGACAGATATGTGCAAGACAAACGCAAGGCAGACGCTGCCGCTGTTGGTGCTCGTGCTGAGCTTGGCCGGCTGCGCGACCAGCTCGCCGCCCGTGGTGCCGCCACCCAAGCTCCCGCCACCCCCATCCGAGTTGATGGTGGATCCCCCGAGGCCCAACTACTCGGAGCGTGTGCATCAGCTCTTGTTGGAGTGGCAGAAGATGCTGACCGACTGGCGGCGCAGGTCATAGGACTGCAGGCTTACGTGAGGGGCGTGTGTCAAAAGCAGTAAACGCCCCCACCCGCGAACAAGCCCAACAGTTCGACCAATACATCAAGCACTGGCAAGCAGTGCTGGGGCTGCAGCGCTGGCGCATGGAGCGCGGCACAAAGCCCGCAGTGGATGCCATGGCCTCGGTCCTGATGAACGACCAGGCAAAGCTGGCCACGTACCGACTCGGCGACTTCGGTGCGACGACCATCAACGAACAGTCGCTTTCCCAGACGGCGCTCCATGAGGTGCTGCATGTCTTTCTCTACGAGTTGATCGCCACTGCGCAGGACCGTGGCGCCACCCCTGACCAGCTTGAGGCTGCAGAGCATGGGGTGATCAACGTGCTTGAAACGGTCCTGTTTGGAGCGGTCGATGGGTTACCCCAGCAAGAAAAGGGATGAGCAGTTCATTGCAGCCTGGCACGCGGCCGGCGGCTCGCCAGCACGCCTGAGCGAGCAGCTCGGCCTAAGCGTTCGCGCCATCTATCTGCGGCGCGAATCGATCGAGCAGCGCCACGGCATCGCCCTGGTGGCCAACAGCCCCAAGGCGCAGAAGCACGACCCCACGGCCTTGCGGGCGATCATGTCCTCGCGCCGGGATGTCAACCGTCTGGAGATCCACGAGGGCGTGGTGCTGGTGGGCTCGGATGCCCACTACTCGCCAGGCGTGATCCCGGTGGCGCACAAGGCCCTGTGCAACCTGATCACCGAGCTCGGCCGCGAGGTCAAGGCCGTGGTGCTCAACGGCGACATCCTGGACGGCGGCAGCATCAGCCGGCACCCGCGCATCCGCTGGAAGCAGGCGCCCTCGGTGAAGGACGAGCTAGAGGCTGTCCTGGAGCGTACCGGCGACATCGAGCGGGCGATCGTGCCGGGCACGCACCTGTTCCGCACCTACGGCAACCACTGCGCGCGCTTTGAGTCGCGGCTGTCGTCGATGGTGCCGCAGTACGAGGGCATCGCCGGGTTCACCCTGCGCGACCACCTGCCGCAGTGGATGGACTCCGACCGCATCGACGTCAACGACGACATGGTCATCATCCACGACTGGCACGCGGGCATCCACAGCGGCTGGAATGACGTCCTGAAGGGCGGCTGCCACACCGTGACCGGCCACACCCACGAGCTCGGCTGCAAGGCCCACAAGGGGTTTAAGGGCACGCACTACGGCATCAAGACGGGCATGCTGGCCGACAACGACCAGGAGGAGTTTGACTACCGTCTTGGCAAGCCCGGGTTCAACTGGCAGTCAGGGTTTGCGGTGCTGACCTGGAAGGAGGGGGTGCTGCTGCACCCTGAGTTCTGCGCCGTGCGCGACGATGGCCGGGCCTATTTCCGCGGCAAGCTATACGGAGACTGACATGGACGACACCAAGCCAAAACTGGTTATCGCCCCCGGCGCGTTCGACGACTTTGACGGCACCCAAGAGGAGCTGCAGGAGTTCATCGCCATGCTGCGCTCCATGGTCGAGGACGGGTCCATCTTTGAGCAGTCCAAGCCGGTGCCGGATGACGAGGCTGATGAGATCATGCAGCGCTTGGCCGCCAGGCAGCCGCGCCAATGAGCGGCTGGCTGATCGCGCTGACCGGCGCCATCTACGCCTGGATCGCGCTGGAGCAGGGCCTGAAGGGAAACCTGCCCATGTGCGTCGTGTACGCGGGCTACGCTTTCAGCAACGTCGGCCTGTACGTCCTGGCGACAAGATAGAACACCTCGCAGTTGCCAACACGAGGTTTTGCCCCGCTCAGCCGGGGCATTTTTTTTGTGCCGGTTTTGTGCCGCACAAACGTGACACAGCATGCGTCACTCAACACTGAGAAACGCTCAATCAATAGGTTAGGATTGTCAATTCCGATTGTGATTCCGGTACTTTGTCTCGCTAACCTGTTGATTTATAAGGCGCCGCAGGGTTAAAAATTCAGGAATGTGCCGTTTTTGTGCCATTCCAAGCAGTCAGAGGTGGCTGTAGCTCAGTTGGTAGAGCCCTGGATTGTGATTCCAGTGGTCGTGGGTTCGAGCCCCATCAGCCACCCCATTAGTCCTTTTGGGCTGCTTGATTAAGCAGCAGATGGACCCCTTCCAAGGCCTGAATCAGCACCCGCCTTGAGACGCAATCGCCCTCAGATGAGATAAGCAACAAGATCAGGGATGACAACATTCCGCTAGCCGTCAGAACGATGTGCTCGGCGTCGTGGTTTGGGGAGATTTCTTGCATTTGGTGCTCCGCTGTGTTTCTAAAGCCCCGCGTCAACCGGGGCGGGCGACTGAACAGGGTTGACAGACCGGCACAGCGACCGGCGAGCCCTAGAGCTCCCCCGTTCAGCCGCCCAAAAATGGGCACCAAACAAAAAAGCCAAGCTCGTGCGGCTTGGCTTGCCGCTGTGTTCAGGCTGTCAAACCTGGCGCCCTTAGGTGAGCGCAACGCAATCTTATCAAGTTAGGATGAAAAATCAACGAATTGCAGAAAATTTTTTATAGCCCCACCCTTTCAGCAGCCGCGGCCAGGTGCTCCGGCGACAGGTGCGCGTAGCGCTGGACCATCTGCGGCGAGTGCCAGCCGCCCAGCTCCTGCAGCACCGACAGCGGGGTCCCGGCCATCGCGTGCCAGCTGGCCCAGGTATGGCGCAGGTCATGGAACCGCAGCCAAGGTACGCCGGCGCGCTTGCACGAGGCCTTCCAGGTGTTGCACCACACGCGGGTGAGATCGCCCCAGACGCGGCCGGTGCGGGGCTCCGGCAGGGCTGCCAGGATCGCCTTGGCCTGGCTGTTCAGGGGCACCAGGATGCGCTGGCCGGCCTTGGCCTCGTCGGCCTCCACGATCACCATCCCGCGCTCCAGATCCACCTTGTCCCAGGTGAGATTGAACACATTAGATCTTCGCAACCCGGTGAGCAAAGCGAAACGGACAGGAGTCCGGTACTTTTCTGGTAGAGAGTCGACCAAAACCTCGGCCTGCTCGCGTGTCAGAAACGCGACGCGGCGCTTGGGCTCGGCCTCAGTGCGCAGCACCGGGGCGCGGTCGATCCACTCCCACTCGCGCTCGGCCGCACGCAACACGGCGCGAATGAAGGCGCGGTAGCGGTTGCGGGTGGCCGGCTTGACGTCCTGCGGCAGCGAGTCCTCGATGTCGTCGCGCGTGATGCTGGAGAGCTGGCGATCGCCCAGCTTTGGCAGGAAGAAGTTGATCTTGTCCTTGTCCTCCTGGATCGACTTCTTGTGCGCGCGCTCGACCAGCCAGCGGGCGCAGGCCTCGCGAAAGGTTTTCTTCGGCTTGGCCTTGAGCATGCGGCCCTGCCAGAGCTCGGCACGCCGGATGTCATACAGGGCCTGGGCCTGCTTCTTGTCGGTCGTCTTGAGCGACTCGCGGATGCGCTGGCCGTTGATCTGGACGTCGATCCAGTAGGTGTCGTTGCGGAGTTTGAGGGTCATGTCGTGGGTCCTTGCTGTGTTGTTGTGATGAGATTGTCTCAACAGCATAGGGGTGTGTCAACAGTATTTAGCGGCACAAGCTAAGAGGTTGACTTTCCCCAATGGGCAATCAGCGCCGCCTCAGCCCGGCCGTCGTCCTTGACCCGCTTGAACAGGTCGGCCTTGTCGGGCCAGAGGTTGGCGGCCATCGCCCTGGCGCCGTCCTTGCCCGGGTTCAGCTTCAGGTCGCGCTTCCACTTGGCCGGCGTCACCAGGTCGACCGGCACCTTCATGCCGGCCAGCACGCCGCGGACGATGCCAAGGGCCTCGCCAAACGCGAACATCGAGGTGACGCCCTGGCCGGGCATCGCGTTCACCAGCTCGACAACCGCGCGGGCGTCGTCGGCGTAGAACGCGAGCTCGGACTGCAGGAACACGGGCGACACGCGCCGCTTGGTCTTGCCGCCGATCTCGAGCTCAGTGACAGGCATGTCGATGACGTCGATCAGCTTGCCGGTGTCGGCCTGGATGATGGCGATCGCGCCGCTGGCGCCGGGGTCGATGCCGAATATGTACTGGCTCATGTTGCTGGGTCCTTCTGACGCGGCGGTGGACCGCGCTTGATTTCTTCGACGCGCTCGACGGTGGTGAACCTGTGCAGGTTCGCGCACTCGTAGCGCCGGCGCTTGGTGCCATCGGCGCGCTGACGTGTCTCGCGCACCTCGGTCCAGGCCTCGCACTGCGGGCACTTCATCGGAACAACTGGATGAATGAGTTGGAGTAGTCGCGCCACATCTCGCCGCGCTTGATGCGGCTGACGGTGGTCTGTGTGATGCCGTAGTCGCTGGCGATCTTTCGCTGCGCTCGTGTGTCCTCGCGGATCTTCTGCACGATCTCCGGCGACAG